TTATTGCGGTGCTAACGGGACCATCAGTTCATCCACTCGTGCCGAATCAGTCAGCACTCCCTGATTAACCAACTGATCCAGCAGGGCGCGGGTCTTCTTCCCAGCCTCCGTGCTGGCATCGAGGTTGACGACGCGCACTGTCCAGATGACCGATAGGATGCGGCTCACACCTTTGGCCCGTGTGGTCGGATTGCCGCTGCCGTCTTCCTCGACAGCATACCGACGGGCCAGAGCTACTTCATCGTCGGTGAAGCGGTCCTGAAAGTCGCTGGGGTCGATAGCGTACACTGGCTCCGGCGCGGGCACCGCCCAGGTTCCATCTGGCTGCGCCACGTACTCCGGGCCGGGGCGGGGGCCGTCCATCTCCACCGCGCCGGGAGGCCGGGTGAGCGCATACTGCTCCAAGGATTCGCCGGGAACTGCATAAATTCGCTTTGCCATCAGAACGCCCTCCATACTTTGATGCGGCACGGGGCCGAGAGGGCTTTGCCCGCATTCAGGAACGGGCTGCCGTCGTTCGTGGGAGAGCTGCACAGCGCATCGTCGCCGGTCTGCACGACGATGTTGCCCGCGTAGGGCTGACCCAACATGCCGCGACACCCGTGAACGGTGTTGGTGAACCCGTTGTGGCCCCACTCGTCGCCCTCGGGCTTGATTTGCGCCACCGCGTGAATGGGCATACCGTGGCCGAAGGGGTTCTCTTCCTCGTGACGCTGATTAGTGCCAATGTTCGCCCCGCCGTTGACCGCGCGCACGGCGAAGGTTCCCGGCGCGTAGCTGTACGTCCCGGTGATGTTGCCCGAGGAATCAACATCGCAGTAGCCCCCGTACACGCGGGGCACCACCACGTCTGCGGAATCCCGCATCTCCATGCGGACGAGGTCGAAGAAGTCCCCCGAGCCGAGGATTTCCATCTCGCCGATGTTCAGGACAGAGCCGCCGTTGAGGGCGGTGACGTTGATGCGGACGCACCGCCATTGGCCGGGGGTGGCGAGAGAGAACCGCTTCACCTCCTGGCCGGTCCACGTCACGCCGGTTTGCGCGTCAAGCTCCGTCCAGGTGGCCCCGTCATCGCTTCCCTCGAAGGTCCAGGTGTTCGGCATGGAGCCTGCCTTGCTGGCGGCGGGGCATTGCAGGGTGTAGCCGTCCACGCGGCGGGCCTCGGGGAAAGCCGCCTGGAGCCAGCCGGTGGACACGCCGTCCTGCGTCACCCAGCGGTCCTCCTCGCCGATGGAGTCGTTAAAGGCCATGTAGGGTTCGTAGCTGCTGTCGTAGACGCTGGACGCGGACAGGGTGATGCCGTCCTGGCTGTTGGCGGACATGGTGGGAACACGGTCAACGCCAGCGCGGTGGGGGCCGTACTGGGGCCGCATGGTGGTCACGCCAGCCGTCCCATCACCGTTGATGAACACATAGTTCCGCGTGTCGTTCGTCAAGGCACTCGCCGGTACGGTCAGCGGTGCGGTCAGCCGCAGGTATCCGTCCAGGGGGCCGTCCTGGCCGAACCCCTCGGCGAAGGACAGGGTCAGGGGAGCGGAGGCCGACGCCTGGATTTCCAGGTCGCCCGCGTTGTCGGCCAGGAAGTCGGGCAGGCCGTTCGCATCGGTCGGACAGGTGAGGATGGCTTGCCTTGGTGCCTGGGAGCGGGCCTGGGGGGCCACGACCTTCGCGCCGATGTCATTCGATTTGAGAATATTTGGGTCAGCGGCCTCGTACTCATCATGCGTATGGCCAGGCTCGTTTCCCGGCTGCTGGCCAAACGCTACGCCCGCCAGGTCGGTGGCCACCACAGCGTCTTCCAGGCTCACCGTTGTGACGTCCGAGTTCGAGTCGTAGTTTCTGGCCGCCACGTGCGTGGTCGTGGGACCACCGGATTGCGACAGCCGCACCGACCTGCGTGGGAGGTAAATCGCGGTCTTGTCTCCACCGACCCCGAACGAGCTGGCCGACTGATAGGTCACGGCATCGGCCTCACCCATCCACCAGGATCCTGCCGGGGCATCACCTTTCAGTGTCCCATCCAGGTTGGTGGATACGTCCAACCGGGCCGCCAGGGTGGATGCCAGTCCGCGAGCGGACTCGACTTCGCTCTTGAGGGCCTGAAACACGAGGGACAGGGCGGTCGCATCCACCCACCCCGCCTCGCCTTGCTCAGTGTCGCCGGTGTAGCGGTACACCGCATGCCCTCGATCAGTGCGGACACAGACCTGGCCCTGAACCGGGGAGCCGGGGAACTGAGTGCCTGCGCTGGCGGAGCGATTGGTGTCGATCGAGTCCGCCAGGGAGTCCAGCTCTACCTCCAGGCCATCCAGGAACTGCTGAAATTGAACGTCCCACCCGGTATCGGCGGCCGTCAGGTCGTACAGAACCTTGAGAAAGTCCCTTGTTACGCTCATATGCTCTCCTCGAATGTGAGCTTCACGTTGCCGACCCCCGGTGCTTCGCCCTTGAACGTGACCCCACCAGGCACAGATCCGTACAGGGTCGTGTACGCACGTCGCTGCGGGTTTTTGGTCAGCAATTGCAGCACGGATTCCCGGCGGTTGCCCGCCATCCGTTGCAGCTTTTGCAGATTATTGAAGTAATCCCCCTCAGGGAGACGACGCAGGTCAAATTTCACCTGGTAGTACTGCGGCCGCACATCCCTCCATGCATGACCATCATCGGCTCGGGATACCTCCGTAGGGTCCACCAGCTCCATCTCCAGCTTCACATCCACACCACACCGAGGACTCCAATGCCTGGCCAGGATGAGGCGCCCCAAGCTTGGCGGAGTCCCACCGTTTCGCAGCTCCACTTCCACATATCGGGCCGAAATCGCTTTGCCCAGCAGGCGCATAGTGGTCACGCGGGGGAAATCCGCCAAATCGTCCTGGGCCGGATAGCCACCCCAGCCGACCTGTCCCCAGTCACCCTGGCCCCACCCCAACAGCCCCTCCCAGGCAGGCCAGATCTCCTCGTAGTCGGGAGTGGTCCACGTATCGTCAGGGTAGCGCCGCAGTACCACCTCGGCCGGGGGAACCAGGTTGTGCTCCACCAGCGCCAGGGCACTCAGGGGGACGGGGCTGCCGTAGTCCACTCTGATCCATGCCGGATCCGACGTGCTCTTCCACACCTGGAGCCGGTCAGGGGTCTGCGCGTTGACCACCGGCCAGGCCGCATCCTCGGTCGATGCGGTGAGCGTGGCGGTGTCCAGCCGTTCGTCGTTGAAGACAAAGACGCAACTCATCCCCACAGCTCCAGCGTTACGCGCGACCGTTGCAGATCCTCATTCAGCCCAGTGACCCGCATGAGCTTGGACCCGGCACCAGGGAAATCGACCTCCAGGCAGTCGTGGAGATTCAGCGCCAGCGACTTCACCTTCGTGGTCACACGCACTTTGCTCCGCTCGACCCCGTAGAGGGTCCACAGACGATCCACGACCGCCTGGGCGTCGGTCTCGTTCACAAGTTGCGAACTCAACGGCCCCTTTGAGGACGCAATAGGATTGACGTCCCTGATTGCCTGATCCTCGTGGGACAAGGCCGTGGTGCCGCTGGGGGGCGATGAAATATACGACAGTTCGATCCGCCACCGCGCGGCCTGACGCTCGCTGGTCCACGACCCGCGCAGTCGGTTGCGTGCGGTGATATGCCCCCGCACGGAGTTGGCCGCATCCGCCGGGGGGTGCATTGTTCCGACGACGAACCGTCCCTGGCGGTCCATGGTGTACCAGCAGCCCAGAGGTGCCAGCAGACGGTCCAGGATCGACCCCATCGACTCGTTGCCGGAGGTGATGAGATATGCGGACCACGGATTCTCAGCCGCCCACGCGTCCCAGGCATCCTGGTCGATGTCGGTAATCTCCGCCGCGGACAACGCGCCGCTGACCAGATTTGCCAGCGTATCTTGCCCGTTATGCTCCGGATGGTGCCGCTCCCACAGGTCGGCCTGGGTGTCCACCACCTGTATTGTAATGGCCCGCTGGGTCTGGCGGATCCCACGGACACGACCACTGAACACTGGCAGAAACTCATCCACGTGGACTTCCGGCCAGCCCAACTTGATTGTCAGCGGGCGGCCGACCCAAGCCCACTCGTCCAGATCGGCCTCCATGCCCGGCGCGGCCAGGACCACATCGCCGTAAGTCAACTGCGACCGTCCATACGAAGTTTCCTGGAGCGACCGCCGCACAGAAGGCACCCCCGTGATACGGGGCGGATAATAATGATTCGTTCGATTCGGTTGTATGCCCATGGACGCGGCGCGCCAGGTTGTTGGTTCGGTTCCGTCCGGGCGAACCAGCTCCACTTCCACGGTGTAGATCTTGGCCGAGCTGGTTGAACTCAGCAGGGTGGATGCGGTGGGCATCAGTTCACACCCCCGGAGGATATGACCACGCGCCCGGCCCCGGCGGCGTCACTGATGTGGGGCAGCATGGCCTCGAACACCTCGCGGCTATCCAGATGCAGGTGGATGTGCGTCCGTTTCTCTCCTCCATCCCCCTCGCTGGCCCGGGAGAGCGCGTTGACGAATGCTTGTTCCAGACTGGCCACGGAGAACGCCTGACCGGGTTGGGTGGAGCGCAGCTGATCCGGCACACGCATCTCCAGCAGGCTGTCAAGGAAGTCGATGCCCGCGGAGGAGACAACGTACTCGCGCCGATGGACAGCGCCAGCAACCTCGTTCAGTGGCCCCCATCCGGTCCATCCACCCTCACGCCAGCCAGGAGTGGACGGCTCACCCAGGCCTCCTCCACCATATCCTCCCACGCCTGGGGCGTAATCGCCGTACCCCCCGATCATCTCATGGGCCTCGCGGCCGCCCATGCTGGTGGCACTGGTGCCGCCGTCAATCCCAAGGTCGCGGCCACTGCCGCCTCCCTGCCGCAGTTGGCCGTTCTGGAACGACACGTTTGACCAATCGGAAATATCAACCATGCGGCCGTCGCCGCTATAGAACGTATTGCCGTGGACGAACCCGCCAACCTGCTGCGCGGCTGCCGCCCTGGTCTCATTGCTGTAGAAGCCGGTATCGGCCATCACCGCCTCGGCCAACGCCTGCTGCACCGCTGCGGGCGCTGAGCTGAACACGGCCTGGGCGAAATCCAGCCCGTAGATGCCGCTGGCCATGCGCATCTGCTCGGCGGTCGGGCCGGTCTGGCGGCCAAGGGATTCCCCCAGAATGGCGGCCAGCTCCGAGAAGGAGTACACTTGATGAGGCAGCGCCGGATGGTCAGGCGCCACGTACCCTATCTCCAGCCCATCGCATAATTCAATACCAGGCATCGACGTGGACAGGGATTGGTACGCCTGTCGCCCAGCCAGGCCGCCGAATTGGTCCTCAAGGGCATCGCGGAACGTCTCGTGACTGCGCAGGCCCATCCAGTCGGCCACCTGCGACATGGCGTATGCGGTCAGTGGAGTGGCGGCGGCCGCCAGAATGCCAGCCCCCCCGATACCCAGCAGGGAGGCCAGGGCGGTGTTGGCGATCCGGGCGGGCATGGCGTATTCCTCCACGCCCAGCCCGAAGGCGGCCAAGTCCCCCGCCCAACCTGCCAGCCCGCTGAACATGGAACTGGCGAAGCCGGTCAGCGCGGCATCCTTGGCCACTTCGTTTATGCGGTCCTGGGGGATGGCGACATCCAGATCTTGGAGCTGTTCGCCCAGGGTCTGTACCCGGGAGTAGTTATTCCAGGCAGCCAGGCCGCCACCAAACAGGCCAGACCAAAAATGACCGAACTCCACGCCGCGCTTGCGCCCCATTTGTTCGCCGACCCATGAGGGGTCCCCTCCGCTGAGAGAAAGCCCGAACGCGGAATCCATGGCGTAGTCGCTGAACTGCCCTTGGCTGATGGGGTTCACGCGCGATCCCACTTGGACAGCACCCACGACGTTGTCGAAGAACCCCGAGCTTGACGTGCCATCGCCGCCCACGGCCTGGCGCACCGCCTCGGCCTGCTGGGCGGGGATGACCATCTCGTCTTTCTGGAGCTTGGCCACCACCTCGTCCTGTCGGATTGCCGCAGTACCGGTGTGGAACGACAAAAGCCCGTCCAGCAGCCCGGAGCCCCAGCTCATGAGCTGGCTGCCAGCCCACTCCGCGGCCATGGCGGTCGCGTACTCGGACATGGACCGCAGCATGGAATCAAGGATTTGGTTCGTGTACTCCTCCATGCTGCGGAACTCGCCTTTCCACCAGTCAAAGAGCACATTGCTGCCCGTCCGTTGCAGGGCTTGCCCGTTATCGCGCAGCAGGTCCTCGGTGTGATCGTAGTACCGCCGCCAGTGCTCCAAGCGGCGAGTCTGCTCGTCTTTCCAGATGTCGGACTCCGACGCTGCGGTGTTGGCCGCATATCCCAGCCACGAATCCGCCTGCTGCGCCTTGCGCCGATATTCGTCGCGGCGCTGGTGTTCTTCCTCCTTGATGCGGTCCCGCTCGATCTCCCACGCCTCTTGGGCGTGCCAGATGCGTAGGGCGGTCTCGTCTTCCACGTGGCCCTTGAGGGCCTTGTGCTCGCGATCCAGCTCCTGCTTGAGTTTCTGCGCCTTATACGCCGGAGACACCTCGGCCCTGAGCTTTTCACGTCGCCGCGTTGCTCTCGCGGCCGCCTCGGCGGCTCCATTGATGGCGGCGCGATCAATCTCCGCCAGCCATTGAGACTGGTCATCATAGACGCCGTGGATCATCTCCCATGCGTCACGGTGGGTTTCCACCCGGCCCAGGATCATCTTCTGCTCTTCGGAAATGTGGGCGGCTTTCTTCCTGGCCAACTCGGCCAGCGCTTCAGTCTCCCAGGCATTCACCAGGCGGATGGTCTCTTTGTCGCCTTCGGCTGCCTCGCGCTTCTCCGCGGCGGTCTGGCGCAGGCTCCATTGCTGGAACTCATGGGAATCGAGCGTGGCCTGCTTGTATTCCCGCAAGGCGTCCTTCCGCCTGGCCAAGACGTCATCTTCGACCTTCTTGGCTTTATCCTCGTACTGCGCCAGCCACGCCAGCGCCTCGTCCCTTCCCGCAGCCGGATCACCTTTGGTGCGGGACAAATCCACCACGCCTTCGTATTGGTCCGCCTTGGCCAACTCCTTTTTCAGCTTGAGTTGGCGCTCCAGCTGCTCGATCTGCTCCCGCTTCTCGTCTGCGTAGATCACGCCACTGCGCCTGCGACGCAGCCGATCGATCTGCTCGCGCAGCCCTTCGATGGATTCGCTCTGTTCGCGTATCTCGTCCGGGTCGGCGAAACCATGCAGTGCGGTCCACCAGCTGGCCTTGCCCTCGGCCGCCAATTTGGAAAGCTCGATCATGTCGGTCAGCGCGCCGGACGCGCCGACAATCAACCCCAGCGCAAGCCTGCCCTTGACCCCGCCCACCAACGCGCCGACGATGCCGAGTTCCTGGATGACCGACGGCAGGGCGTCCCACCCCCGCAAGGTGAAGTCGAACACGTCGCCCACGTGGCCGCCAAACTGGGCGAAGTCCGTGGCCAGGCCGGCTATATCCCCGGCGAAATCGCGCAGGTCTCCGCTGTGTTCATCCAACCAGGACGCGAACTCCTTGCTGGTGCGGACGACGGCTGGAGCCAGTTCGCGGCCCATTGTGGCGGCCACCGTGTCGATGACATTGCCCGCCATCGTCATCTGGGCCGTAAACGATTTGGAGGCGGCCAGGGCCTCTTCGTCCAGGGCGGTGCCCTTTTCCACCTGCTCGTTGGCCAGCGCCAGCGCTCTGGCCAGCTTATCCGAGCCCAGCGCCAACGCGGGCAACACCTGGAGAACTTCTTGCCCTTTCAGCCCGAATTGCTCCAGGGAGGCGGCCACGTCTCCACCGCGCGCCTTGACCTGACGCAGCCCCTCCAGGAACATCTGCAACACTGAGACAGAATTCTCTCCGAACGCCTTCCGCAGCTGTTCCCCTGTTCTGCCGGTCAGTTCCTCTAGGGCGTGTAGCGCATCGCCGCCCTGGCGCAGGGCCTGATCCAGCGTCCGCATGGTCCTGCCGACCGCCGACCCGCCCAATTCCGCCTCCACGCCCATGGCCTTGAGCGTCGCCCCCAGTGCAGCGGACTCGTGGCTGGCCACGTTGTAGACGGAGCTGGACTGGGCGACGCGCAGGGCATTCTTGGCGATCTGTGACTCGGTGGCCTCCATGGAGTTGCCCAACGATACGATGACCGCACCCAGCTCATCCACACCGTCCGCAGCCTCGCGCGAGACGGACAGCAATCTGGCCAGCTGCATTGCTGCCGCTTCACCGGCCATGTCCGTGGCCAGTTCCAGCTTGGCCACAGTATCCGTGAACTCCAATATGTTGGCCGCGCCCTCCACACCGAGCTGGCCAGCCGCCTGGGCAATGGCCAGCAGTTGCGCCTTGGAGGTAGGGAGGGTCTTGGAGAGGTCCAATATATCTCGGCCCAAGTCATCCAGCGACTTGCCCGTGATGCCGGTGGTCTTGGATACGCCGATCAGGCCGGAGTCCAACTCCGCGAACGACGTCACCAGTCGGCTGACGCCGTACCCGGCAGCCCCGGCGGTCATCAATGTGCCTACGCTGGTCAGCCTGGAGTAGAGGGTGCCCAGACCGGCCGCGCCGCGCCGGGCGTAGTTCTCGACCCGGCCCAGCTCCATGGCCCCGCGCCGGGCTCCGCCCCCCATGTCGTCGAGGCCGCGACCGGCTCGGCGGGCCTCTCCCTCCAGGCCGCCAAGCTCGCCGCGGAGGTTGCGCACGACCTCACGTGCGCGGTCCCCCTCGACGCGGATCTCGATGTACGCCGTGTTGCCAGGCATTAGATCACGTCCTCACTCCCAGCGCGGACAGAATGGATTGCCGCAGCGCATCGAGCTTGGCCCGCTCCATGCGGGCATCCAGGATTTCGTCCAGTTCGCCGAGCGCATCGGACACGTCCAGTGGCACCTGGAAACGCAGACCACCCTTCCGCAGGCGGCGCAGCCAGAACAGTCCGGCCAGCCACGGAGACACGGATGCCCCGTTCGCCCGAGGGCAGCCGGGGCATCCGGCCTGTACCATGGCCGTGTTGTTCTGTTCGCATTCCGCTCGCCTGCTGTCCGAGCATCCATCCTCCAGCCGGTCTAGGAGTTCCCTAAAGGGACGTCGGGCTCCTCGTACTCGATGTCGATCTTGGGCATGCCACGGGCGGCCTCGGCCGCGTCCTCGAACACGGCCCGGGCCACTGCGGCGGCGATGTCCGGCCGCGCTTTCAACAGCCGCTTGGTGTTGGCCTTGGTGTCGGTCAGATCCTCGTCGCCATCGGAGATGGTGCCGGGAGTGAACCCCTCCACCAGGCGGCGGCCGTGCTCCACCCGGGCCTGGGCGACACGATTGATGATGCGGTCTCCCTGGCGGCGATACATCGACGCGGCATACGTGGCCCTGGCCTCGGCGGAGGGGGAGGAGTACCGCAGTTCATGCACACACCCGGCGAGCCCGTCCACCACCCGAATGGTCTGTTCGTCGGAGCCGATCTCCATGGCTCCATCGCCGAACGCCCGGGTCTCGCGGAAGAGCTTCATTTCGACTGCCCGGATCAGATCCGGCCGGTGATTCCAGAGCAGGGTCTTCCAGTCGGGCTGGTAATCCGGGGAGTCGGGATCGGGGGACCACAGCGTGCCCCCGGTGGTGTAGGGCAGGTGCTCAAAGTCGGTCACCAGATCCAGCACCACCCGAGCCTCCTCGGGCAGCTCGTTCCCGGGAATGCCTTGATTGGCCCGGGCCAATGCCTCGGGCACCTGCGCCCTGGCCCACCTGGCCAAGTCGCGGTCGGTGGGGATACGGACGATGAGGGCGTGGTGGCCCGCCACCGCGTCCGTGATTTCCAGGCGGACGTGTTTGTCGCTGATGTCGTAGCGGCTCATCGCTCCCCCTAGAAGTAGATCAGGCCGAATTCGGAATCCTCCAGCGCGCCGCGCGTGCAGCGGCCGGAAATTGACCAGGTCACCTTGCCCGCTTCCGAACTGTCGGAGACGCTGGAGATCTGCATGGCCGGGATGATCATTCGCAGCCGGTTCCCCGCGGTCGAGCCGATGGTGTACGAGACCGGGACGGGAGTTTCGGCGTTCCAGATGGCGAACGGGTTGAAGATGTCCAGCGTGCAGGCGTAGAGGGTCATCTCCACCGTGGCTTCCCGCCCCACCACGCTGAACCCCCGGAACCCGTTGGCGGAGTTGGCGTCGCGGATGGACTCCACGCGGCCGCCCTGGGAGAACCTGACGCCCGTATTGGGGGGGAGCCACGGGCCGGTGGCGTCCAGCCGGTCGCCGATGCGCAGCCCGATGCTTTCCACCTTGGGTGGCGCTGTGGGCACGGCGGGGATGTCGCCGAACGGCGCGTCCACAGGCCCGCTGTAGAGCCCTTGTCCCTCCATGGAAAAGACGGGACGGTTGCCCACCTGGGCATCCAGGTTGAACGAGCAGGCCAGGCTCAGCACCTCGCGCAGAATGCGGTCCTTGTAGAGCTGGACTGCGGCATGCTCATGGGCTGAGTCGTCGGTCTTGGGACGCAGCAGTTTGCCTGGCATGGGTGCGCCGGTGATATTGGCTGTGGCCGAGGGGTCGGTCTGGTCGATGGCCTCACCGTCAGCGAACCCGTCCATGGACACCGTGACGACCAGGGAGTCGTGGTCAACGCAGACCACGGTGCCTTCGCCGCCGCTGGTGCCACCGGTGACAACTCCGCCGGGAGTGAACCCGGTGACGGCGTCCACGGGAATGATGAGCACGTCGGCCTGCCGCATGCCGCAGCAGAGCAGCAAGGGGGCGTAGTCCGGCAGCAGCGGCTTGGAGTCAACGTCCACCCCTCCACCCCTGGCCAACACGCTGAGCGACGCGTTCCACCGCTTCATCAGCAGCGACTGCGGCGAGGCGGCTCCGTCTCCTTCGTACTCGTTCAGATCCTGCGCGTCGGCCTGGGGTTCCAGGGAGGGGTCGCGCTGGATACGGATGATCGAATAGTCGGCCGGGTCCGGCGGTGTCTCGGACGGCTGGGCCGCCAAACCGATGGTGGTCAGTTCGTCCAGGAGGAAATCCTTGGGCATGATGCTATCTCTCCACGGTTACGGGAATGGATACGGTAATTTGGTAGGCCATGACGCCGCGCCACTCGGTGCTCAATGGGGCCGGACGTTCGGACTCGAACATCCACCGGGCTCCGGGCGGGTCCATCCACCAGCCATCCAGCACGGCGTGGACGTGGTCCAGTAGCGCCAGCGCGGCGTCGCCGCGCTCTGACGCGGAGCGGTATGACCTGGCCAGGCAGATGAGTGACCAGCGCACGGTCTGTTCCTGAAGCAACCCGTACTCCTGGTTCGCCCCGCCTTTGCCTCCGGCGTACGTGACCACCACTAGGCCGTGCTTCAGTTGACGTCGCACAGCATCGTCATCCGTGCCGAAGGGGTTGCTGATCACCGGAGAGGCAAGCCCTGCGACGAGGTGCGCTACCAGGGCGTCTTCGATTTGTTCCCGGGTCACCAGGCGGCCTCCAGGTAATCGGTGATGGTCGCCGCGATCTCGTCCATGTCCAACTCGTCCTCGGTTGGCAGGTATGGCCTGGCGGGCAGCTGGACGCTATGGTTGCGTCCGGCACGGCCGCCCAGCTGGTGGATCAGAGCGTAGACCAGGTCGGTGCCCACCTCTACGCCATCCCTCCCGGCTTCCACGTGTACGGACTTGCGCAGGGTGCCGGAGTCGGACAACGTCTGCCCGCCCGTCCGCCTGGCTCGTGTGGAGGGCTCCCACGGCTGCCCGCCTGGAGAAACCTCGGTCTCGAACGAGTCCATGATCTGGGTGAGGACGATTTCGCCGATGGCCTCCATGGCCGGGCGCAGATCATCCACCGCGCCCGCCAGCCTGGTCAGGCCGTCGTTGACCTCGGCAACATCCATTCGCAGAGAGGCACCGGGCATTAGAACTTCCTCCAGGTATCATCACCCCACAGCCGTGCCGGGGTGGACACCTCGATGAGGGTGTCTGGCATGGCGGATTGTTCAGCGGGCTCGGCCCCAAGGCGCAGGCGGCCATCGGCTATGCGTTCCAACGTGCGCAGACACCTGGCCCGCTCCGCTTCCCAATCCGGCCCCAGCGCCCCTCGCCGCAACAGCAGGGCGGAAACCGCCAGGCGGGCGGCGAGGCTCTTAACCAAGCCGGGCAAAGGCGTGGGGAGCGGTAACTCCATGACCGTCTCCAAGTAGCCATCAACCTCGGCGGAGCCGCGCTCGATGGCATCCTCCAGGACCTCGGCCACACTCTCCCAGGTGCCGGAACCGTCCAGGCTGTCGTCGGCCAGCTGGATCAGCTCGTTCTCCGGAAGCCAGGTGCGCATGTCGTCGGGCGTGCAGTAGGTGCTCATTCGCATTTCACACTAGTTTCACACTAGTTCGAGGGTGCGGGGCGGAGCCGTAGCCCGCCCCGCCGACTCGGCGGTTGTCACGAGCCGTTTTAGGCCGAGGTCACCGTGGCCCAGCAGATGGCTTTCACCACCGGCACCGGGAACGGCTTGGACTTTCCGATGATGCGGTGGACCGACGGGTCCGCCAGCTTGACCGGCTTGCTGAAGTACGGCAGCGGCTGCAGCTTTCCGTCCAGGTCGTCGATGGCGCAGTAGAACAGGGAGAACGGCGCGTCCGTGCCCACCGCGCAGATCTTGGTGGACGGGACCTTGGGCGTGGACACCCCGGTCTGCGGGTTGCGGTACTTCTCGGACATCCGCTTGACCAGGTACCCGCCGATCGAGATTCCTTCCTCGGAGACGTCCACCCGCAGCTTGGCCCGGGGGTTCTCGGCGTAGGCCTCGGACAGGGCCAGTAGGGCGGTGTAGGCGCTGGACCCGGCCAGGAAGACCACCGTGGACGCATAGCCGGAGTCGGTGATCAGGGTCTCCATGGCCTGGAGGTCGGCGAACACCTGGCGAATCTTGGCCTCGGCCGCGTCCCAGAGAGTGGAGGGGGTGTGGCTGTGCGGGCTGCCGAACTGGACCTCGTAGGTTTGGAAACTCCCGGATTCGTTCTGCACCGGCCAGGAGATGGTGCCGGTCAGGGACGTGGCCGCGATGCCTTCGGCGGTGGCGCGGCTGGCGCGGCGCATGCTGTCGTCCAGGTTGGCCAGGTGCGTCTGGATGCCGTCGCGCCCCAGCTGCTTGAGGTCGTTCATGGCGGCGGCGGTCAGGTCGCGGTGCAGGGATACCTCGTAGGGCTCGTACATGCCCACCGCCGTGGGCGAGCCGCCCATACGCAGGCTGGGCGCGCCGCGCATGACCAGCGGCTGGGCCACGCCCAACTCGGTGATGTCCTCGGCCGCCACCATGGCGAAGGGGTGACGGCGGCGGATCTGGTACACCAGATCCAGGATGGAGGTCTTGAGTTTGGGCAGGCTCTTCAACCGGGCGGCCACCGCCGCCGGGGTGTAGAACTGCCGCAGATCGTTGATGGTCATGACTCCTCCTTACAGGGCGTAGATGCCCGCGTTGGCCAGATGGTTCAGGATGGCGGACGACGGGACGGCCTGGGCCGTCGCGCCCACCTTCAGAGCGCTGGAATGGACCGGCCCGTGGATCACCACCATGCCCCCCTCGCGGGAGGTGTCGGCGTTGGCGTCCAGCACGCCGTCCACGCTGGTCACGTAGTCCGCGGCCACGTCCGCATCGGTGGCCGGGGCGGCGTTGAACGCGACCTGGATCTCGCCGGTCCCGTAGTTGATGGTGCCGCTGCCTCCGGAGTCGCCCCACAGCTTGCCGTGCCCATCGTCGGCCAGGGTCTCCACCCCGTCGGACACTACCACGGAGCGGGGGTGCACCGGCCCCTCGGCCAGGGTGGAGGAAAACTCGGTGGCGCTGTTGTCGCCAGTGCCGATGGATTCGGCCGACACTTCCAGCAGCGGCGAAAACACTCCGCTGGCCCTGGTCAGGATGAGACCGAAGGGGTACACCCCGTCGTCGGCCTTCAGCGACGCCGGGACCACCATCGCGGGATGGTTGCCTCCGGCGGCCGCGTGCTCGGTATGCACCGAGCCGGACATGACTTTTCCGCTGATCACCATGATCTTGCCTCCCTAGCAATAATCGCCGACGTCGGCGGGGATTTCGGGTTCCTGCCGCTGCCCACCGGCCCGATCGGGAGTGGCCTGCTCGCTGAACAGGTGTCCGTTCGCGTCGGGGCGCTGCTCCAGTCCGCGCCAGTAGGACTCCTCCAGGCTGACCTCCTCGGTGTGGCCGTCCCGCGCGGAGAACTCCATGGTCTGGGTGGCCTGGCCGAGCTGCTCGGCGTAGGCCATGATCTGCGGCTTCTCGCCAGGCAGGGCCTTGCCAGCGGCCACCAGGGCCTCGAACCGGTCCTCACGGTCCTTCTTGGTGCGGGCCGCCCGGAACTCGGCCAGGTCCTTCTCGGCCTTCTGCCGCTTTTCGTCCGCGTCTTTGACCTTGGCGTCGGCCTCGGCCACGGCTGCCTCCACGTTGCTTTCCATGGCGCGCAGACGCTCGGCGAACGCCTGCTGGCCGTTCTGGCCCGAGACCTCGTCGCGCAGCGCCTTGATCTCTTTGAGCACTTCCTTGAGGGTCATCTCGTCCTCCGTGGTTTCATGAAACGTGTATTCCTGGACGTCTTCGGCTCCGTTGAACCTGACGTCCTTGAGCCCTTGCACCGCAGGTGGTGTCGCCCCCAGAAAACCCAGGTGACGCAACCCCATATCGTCGTAGAGTGCGATGGAGCGCTTTTTGAAACGCCCCTGGCGCAGCAGATCCATGAACTGCGGCTCCACCTGGGACAGATCAGCCAGCAGCGTGTCGCCCTCCACCCGCAGGCCAGCCACCCAGCCGTAGGCCGGAGCGTCTGTCTTTGGATGCCCAACCACGACTGGCGCTTCGGCCAAGGTTGGGTCGTAGCAGCGCGCGATCTCCCGCAGGTCATCCACGGTCCAAGTCTTGGTCCGCCCGGCGGAATCGGTGTGCGTTCCCGCCCGGAACACTTCGACACCCTTGATACTGGCCATCTTGACTCCCACTTATCCTCGGCCTATTTTAATTTTATGGGTGCTTCGGAGTGTCCCCCCGGGGGCCGGGATCTGGGCTCCGATGCGTCCGCTCACGAGACCGGGCTACGTGAGCTTTTCCCTAAACAGCAGGATTCCTTCCCGCATTCGCTCCAAGTATTCGAGGATTGCCTTGGGCGATCTTTCAGCCTTCGGACTAAAGGCGGTGGCGCTGGCCCATTTCCCGTCCAGCAAATGCCAGACACAGAATCCGCCGATATCCTTTCCCTGCCTGGCGAAGAGCCTGACCAGGCGTATCGACTGAACAGGCTTTCCTCTGATTTCGCTGGTGATCTGCCAAATCTCGAATGGCCTTTTGATGGTCCTGGCCAACAGCTTCATGTACGGCCCCTTGTCCTTCCATGACGTGACCTTCCAATCACGTGTCGCCTTGTCGACAAAGAACCATTTGTTGATGGGCAGTGGCAGCCCGCCGTGCAGCCTATGCACGGTTTCTCCATCCAGGGAATTCAGGCCGAATTCAGCCAAGAATGTTTTGACGTACACCTCCGGCTGGAGTCCTTTTTCCAGCAGGTCCCCTTCCTCGACAGGCAGGACGTGCCGCCGGTCCAGATCCGCCAGGGGCGGCTTACACGGATCGTCGGCGAAGAGGCCGTGTCCGTCGCGGCATATGGTCCTGGTGGCCACGGGCTTGATGTCGTCGAGCCTGATGGGCTCGGGGGTGACTCCGGACGTCCAGCTCTCACCCACGTTGGTGGCGAACCCTTTGTCCGGCCAGGGCCGCACCGGAGGCAGCTTTTCACCGGTGGCGGGGTCAATCGGCTCCACCATGTCGGGCATGTCCTCCTCGACCTGGTAACCGCGCGCCTCAACCTGCCGTCCGGACAATGTGACCACGGAACACCTGCACCGATGGCCATTGGGCGGATAGAACTGCTTCCAGAAGGGATGCTCGTGGCGATACACCATGCCGTTCAGGGCCAGATGGCTGGGGCGGGTGCGGCTGTCCTTGACCGCCACGTACCGCCAGTACGGACGGGCCTGGGCGGCCCGCATCATCTGGGCGTGACGGCCCGCCATGTACGCGGATTGGACGTTGTTGCGGAAGATGGTCTCCACGCGCCACGAACTCCACCCTTTGCGCTCGATCAGCCCTCGGACACGCGTCTTGAAGTCCGCCAGGCTCTCCCCATTCTCGACGGCGTGGCCGATGGCCGAGTGGACTTCAGCCAGCTGATCCATCCTGGCCAAGCCGGAAACAGTGAAGGCGCGGGAGCGGGCGACGCCTTCCAGGCGGTCGAATTCCTTCCGGGTGACGATGCCCTTGGACGCCCAGTAATCGCGGGCCTCTTGGAAGGGCAGCAGAGGCGGACTAACCGGCATCGGGATCCTCGCGCGCGGTCAATTGGCCATGCAGGTCAGCCGCCAGCAGAGCACGGCGCATCAGCTGCTCGAAGGAGTCGGCTTCCAACTCCGGCAACAACTCCGCGAGCAGGATCTGCATGTCCTCGAACGACTCGGCCCGGTCGACAGCCTCCAAAATCGCCCGCTTGCGTTCCTCTGCGGCCTGCTGCGCTTCGGGCATGAGATCATCCAGCATGGCGTCCAGGGCGTCCTGGCCGTCTCGGGCCTCTCCTTCGGCGAACTCCCCGCCATGGTCTTCATTCTGGCTACCTTCGCCCTCGACCAGGAACTCATCGTCCATCAGGCCGAAGCGCCGTTTGTAGAAGACGCTGGTGAATCGGACCTTGCCGGATTCCGTGATCTTTTTGGCCAGAGCCGCCTCACGGTCTTGGTCCGCCGGTTCCTCATAGCGCCACACGGGGGGGCGCTCACCCGGAGCGTTCAGCTGCCCGTAGATGCGGCCAAGGCTGTCGAAGAATTGAGCCACGATGCGCTCGTCCGCTTCGCGGTAGTCCCCCAGCACGGCGTAGTGCGTCTCGCTGGCAGCTCGGCTGCCTGCCTTGCCCAGTTCGGCCGTCAGCGTCTGCCCCATCAACACCTTCGAGATGGCCGCATCCCACATCTTGACGAAGGACTGATGCAGATCGCCGCTTTTGCCGCTGGCTTCGTGGATATCCACTTCGCTGCCGCTCGGCAGCACGGCCGTGGCTGTCTGAACCATGCTGGCCAGATCGGAGGACATGCGCTGCCGTTCCTCACGGGAGGACTGTTGCGGGGCCTTGCCGATCACCCAGGGAATGCCGAAGCGTTCCATGAAGTTCGACCAAAAACGCACCCCGCCTTTCTTGAAGGCTACCGGCCAGAGGCACCTCGACAGGAGCCGCAGGCCGTGCGGGCGGTCATAGGTGGGGAAGTGCCTGGCCACCAGGAATTTATCCTCCGGCATCGGCTCGCCATTGGGAGCCCCCATGGAGAGAAAGACCAAGCGTCGATCTCCATCGAAGCCGAACCACCGCCGGGGCTTGACGGTGATGCCGTCGAGGCGGATGCGGCCGTTGTCCTGCCGCCACATCAACTCGGCCACGGTGTGGCCGTAGTAGGGGGCGTCCAGGATTTCGCTGACCACGTTGTAGAGGTCCACTCGCTCCAGGTCCTCGATCAGCTCGTCAGCCAGGCGCTGTGCTCCCGTGCTTGGCTCCTCGCCGCGCGTGTGTCCCGGCTTGATCTGGTAATCGTACTTGTGCAGCGTCCCCAACTTGCGCGACTGGATGGCCATTGTGACCTGATCATCCGCGGTCAGCTCATCCAATACCTCCGCGTCCTCGCCGCGTTTACGCAGGATGGGATCGGGGTCGGGCAGCAAGCCGAGGAATGAGCCGAACACGTCCTCGCCAGCCGCCTCACGCGTGGCCAGTTCGTTGAACAGTTCCTCGCGCCGGGTGCTGCTGAATGACCGGAACTCGGAGGGGGAAATCCAGAGGCCGTCCATCAATACCCCCTTGTGATGGTGGTGGTTTCTCGGGGCGGACCGGTGACAACATCCCACTCCTGCGGCTCCATTACCGTGGCCGCGTACACAGCCATTGCCAGGGCCACGCCGGAGTCCCCGTGGCGCTGTTCAGCACCGCCCCTGGTACTTTTCTCGGGTAGACGCGCCACCCCTTTCACCACGCGGAAGGCCCGCAGATCGTCGAGCACGTCGCTGTCTTTGGGGAGTGTGAGCGTGCCGTCCTCGAGTTGCTGCTTGAGGCGGGGCATGTGCTCCCGGTACCAGGCTTCGGACAGGGCCACCTCGTCGATGAGCCCCGCGCCATAGTGCTGCCTGGCCACCTCGGCCAGGAATGCGCCATTGCCCCGGGCATCCAGGGCGGCACCGCCGAAGCGGTCCAATCGGTCGATGAGGTATTCCAGCACGTACTGCTGGGTGGTGAAGGGAGCGTTTCTCAACTCGGCTGTCAGGCAGGTGCGCAAGTCCAGATCGGCCTGTCGCTGAAGCACCCACAGCACGGTCAAGTCGCCAGAGCGGCCGAAGTCCTCGCCCACGAAACATGTCTGGGATGGTAGCGATCGCAGGACTGGCTCCAGGTGCTCACGGCACCAGGCTTCCGCCGTCCGGCGGCGGCGAATCTCCGACCAGTCCACGAAGTCGTCGGGCAGGCTCCACCGCAGCACCGGAATGTCGGGGTGCATGCGAGCTTCGATCAGGGCGCGGGAAAGGTAGGCTCCGCCGGAGCGGCGGGGAACACAGAAGAGTTCCTCCTCCGCGTTGTCCCCATAGAAGTCCACCATCTCCTGCCGCCACCTGGCCTCCGACTCGGGAGACCAGGCCAACTCCGCCCGGACCGCCTCGGTAGGCGCTTTCCCCTGTTTGACCAGACAGATGCGGCGATAAAGCCCCTCATACAGCGCGTCGTCGAACGTGGTTCGGTGCAGGCTGTATGGCCGCGCCCCGGATTGAGTCTCCTGGATCAACTCCGCGAATGGGTTTTCCGCGCCATTGTGCGTCGATATGACGTCCACCCGGCCACCCCACATGAGCATGGCCAAGGCCGCCTTGAGCAGTTCGGCCAGCTGGTCCACAAAGGCCCCTTCGTCGATGACGATGTGTCCCTGGATGGAGCGAAGGGAACGGGGAGCGGAGGAAAGCCCCGTTATACGGTGTCCGCTGGCAAAGGTGATGCGGAAGGCGACTACCTTGCCGCCGGGATCTTCGTCCTCGAAGACGAACTCTTCCATGTCCGACGCCACCAAGGAATAGATGCCAGCCCAAAAGGCGCAGTCCTTGATGAACGTCTCGGTCATCCCCTTGTTGTAGGAGATGTACCAGACGTCCATACCTCCGGATTCCTTCTCGGACGCGGCCTCCAGGGCCGCACCAGCGGCTGTGGCCCAGGATGCGCCGATACGGCGTGATTTCTCCCATACCCGCACGGCGGACTCGTCAGCCACCCAGCGCCGTTGGTAGGGCAGAAGCAGGGGTTCGTCATGGTGGCGGGGAACGTGCTCCGGTGTGCTCATCCCAGAATCCCCAGCAACCGCTTGGCTTCCTGCACCGACGCGTCGGTCATGCCCCGGGGTTTCTTGCCGGTCTCCTCGTCAGGCTTGGGCTGGAGCTGGTGCAGCAGGTCGAAGGAGGCCTTCACGTGCTTCAGCTCACCCAAATCCAGGGCTGCCGGGTTGGCGATCATTTGGGACAGCTTGGCACTCAGCGCGGCCTCAAGGGCCTGGGCCGCGTCCTCGGCCGAGCTGAAGTGCTGGTCGGCGCCTGCTCCGGCCACACGCCTTTCCAACGCGGACTCTTCGGCCTTGATGGCCAGTTCTTCCATCTTGGCCACGGCAAAGGTGTCCATGGGATTCAGGCTGCCGAGGCAGTTCTTGATGAGCTGGGCCCGCAAGCGGATGGTGTTGGTCCGGATCGAGGACATGGCCTCGCGCAGCTCGCGGCGCTTCTCGGACCACTCGTACTTGTCCGCCCAGCGCCAGAGCGTGGATTCCGGGATTTCGGTGCGCTCGGACACCTCCCGCATAGGCAGGCGTTCAACGCAAAACAGGTCCTCGGCTTCGAAGACCTGGTCAGGTGGGTACTCCCAACCCATGGCTAGCGCCCCAGGACTTCGGCGATGCGATCCAGCTCGGCCAGGACTTCCACCAGCTCCGTACGGGCGGCGTCCAGTTCCAGCGCCTGCTGGGCAATGACGTCGGTTCGCAGTGCCTCGGGGGACTTGAAGGGATCCAGGTTATCACGAAGACTGCCGAGCAACCCGCTGATCCTGGTCTTCAATTCGGCACGGCGCTGCTCTCGATCAGCTTTGTAACCCATGTACTTAATGCGCTCGCTCATTTTCCCTGCTCTCTCTTAACGATGGGGCAAAACAGGTTGCTGTCGATCTTGTCCGCTACCTTCTGCATGGTTTGGGACACCAGAAGCAGCACCTCCCGCTGATCCTTGGCCAAACCTTCCCAGCTGCGCACCAGTTCGACGTTGTCTCTGTAGAACTGGGAAACCTCTTTGTGCTGCTGCAGGAAGCATTCGACCCGCTTGCGCTCTTCATCAGCCCAGGCGATCGAATCCTTGCGGTATGCCTCCAGAACGGCTCGGGTCTCCTGGCTCTGCGCCCGCAACGATTCCGCGTGGTCCCGACGAATGGCGTTGAGGATCTTGTCTTGCCGCCACGCATGCCAGGTGAACAGGGCCACTGCGGTCAGGGGAAATGCCAGCACCAAACCGACGACGCCCCATGCCCCGAGAGTCTCAACCACCTGGGCCAGGGATGAGATGATGGCCACCAGCTGCGTCGGATCCACGACTAATCAGCCTCCGTTTCTTCTTGGCACGTGGTGCAGCGTGAACAATCGGGAACCGCCGTCATCCGCGCCGGGGGGATGGGGTCGCCGCAGTCGCGGCAGCACGGCACTCCACCGCACCACTCCGGCCCTTCGCCAGAAGACGCGGACCTGCTGCCGAGGGCACTGCGTAGAAACGCAGCCTCAGAGGCCTGGGCTCGATCAACTTCGTCAGCCATGGTGGTCAGCCAAATCCGGAAGCGCCTCGATCTCGGCGATCATGGCCTCCAGCTCATCCACTCCGGGCACATGCTCACCGAAATCCCGGAGCACTCCCGCCGCCGTGCTGGCTTCCCTGGCCAGCTCCAGGGAGTGGTGCAGGGACTTCAGAGCAGGCACGGCGACACCGGACACGGACACCGAGCCGGACTCGATATCGTCGTAGAGGCCGCGAGCGGATCGGACCGCCTGAACGGCCGCGGTCACCATGGCCGCGATGCTCTGAACCGGAAGCATCTAGCCCTCCTCCATGTTTTGCCGGGCCTGCCCCAGTGCTTTCAGTCCGGCCTCGTAGAGCCCGGCCGAGGCTTCCGCTATGGTGTCCATGAGTTCGCCGGGTGCCTGGACTTCGAACCGCCGCCCCAGCACCTGCCCAGCCGAGTCCAGCAGTTGCCGAACCCGCTGGCGATCGACGTACTCACCCAGGAGAGGGGGGTCGCTGCCGGAGTCCCCGGCCACGGCCACCTCGGAACGCCAGGCGGCCACTTGGCTGTAGACCACGCTGACCCGGGACCCCAGCACGATGAGCCGTTTCGCCTCATCCAGCACCGGCGCCACCTGGGTCTCCAGATGTTCGCGCTCCGCCGGGGACGCCGCCTGATGCAGATCCAGGTAAGCCATGTGGGTTGCCATGTAGCTGTCCAGCAACGTGGCTGCGGCCACTCGGGCTTGTTCGGGCGGATCCAGGGCGGAGACCCGGTCCACGGCGGCGCAGCCCGCGAGGCACACCGCCAGCAACAGGGCCGCGAGCGGGCCAGCGCTGGTCTTCTTGATTTTGACGGGGCGGTCGGCCTTGATGCGGCCATAGGCTGTCCACCCAGCGCCCACCAGCGTCAGCAACGCAGTGGCCACCTCCTGAATGGCTTCGTCGCCCAGCGGCAAGTTCAGCCGCGAAACGGCCCAGGCCACCACCATCATCACAACGCCTTGCAGCGTCTTGGATTCCCAGGGCATCTTCGGATTGTTGGACACGATCACCTCCGTCCGATCCACTGGATCGGGCTGACGTTGCGCACACTGATATGCAGCCAGCCCACCCCGGCCTCGATGGCCGTGATGTACTGCACCGCATGCATCAGCCGTTCATCTGCACCTGCCCGAATGTCCTGACGAATCGCCCGCGCCGACGTCCGCAGGGGGACCAGGTCCAACGCCCGGCCCCACTTGTGGTCAGACCGGTCCGCCCCCACGGGGCAGTCCGACGGACGCCAGCCGCGGTACTCGTTGCCGCCGCCCACGTGCCAGTCGTTACAGACCATCGGCCCGTAGAGTCGTCGCAGGGCGTCGGCGCTGAACAGCAGACGCGCATCCAACAGCCACCACAGCTCGCTGTGCGGCAGCGTCAGGTAGTGCTCTCTGGGCACCAGCTCGTCCAGGCTGAAGAATTCGGGGAAGTAGTGCGTCACCATACGGGGGCAGAGTGCCCCCGGAAAACCGATTTGCGTATTCGGCTATGCAGAATATGCAGGGATTCGGCGAGCGGTTTTGCTCACCCGGTGCGGCCTATTGGCCGAGGTAGGAGCGGACGCTCCGAGAGGATATGCGCAACGGGCGGTCGTCACCCACGCGTTCCAGGGTGCCGTCTTCCACCAGGTAGCGGACCTGGCGCTCAGACAACGCGGTGGCCCACGCTGCCTCGTCCACGCGCAGCGGTCGCCCCTGGCTGAGCAGTTGATCTACCGTGATCTGCGGCACCTCCTGATATGCAAGCCGCCGGGAGGGAGCCGAGCGCTGGGCGAGGACGAGCTGAAACCCGGGCGGATTGACCAACGCGCAACGCCTGGCGCACGACAGGCACAGAAAACGTTGTCCCCGAACGAACCACTGCGCCTGGCGTCGTTTCGTGCATCCCAGGCGTTCGTACACGGCCGGGTCCACCTCGCCATGGTAGGGCACGAACCCACGATCCAGCAGGCAAAGAATTTCACGGGTCTGTTGGCGTACGGACATCGTTTCAGCCTCCCATCAGCTGCATCTCGTCAACGGGGACGTGGGTGATGCCGGCCCCGACAAGCAGGACCGCCACGTACCAGCGGCCATCCATCCCCTGGATGGGCTCGCTCGCCGTTCTGGTGATCTCGTAGCGCGTTTGGCCGGACACTACGCGAATCGGCACGCGAACTGGCGTTTGCCGTGGAATGTCAGGCCGTTGAGATACGTTTGCCCCGCCCAGAGCCTCGGCCACCATTCGCCCTACAAGAGCGCCGGTCTCAGCAGGGGAGCTGGCACTCCACTTACGTCCGTCAGCCCCAGGCACCCATCGCCCGTCCAGCCGCAGACGATAGCGGCCCGGCACGGCCCCGGCATGGTCCGGCCATGCCTCCGCCGGGAACAACTCCAGGCGGCCCACGACATCATTGCGCCCCCGGTGCAGCAAAATGGAAAGCGACTTGTCACGCTGTTCTGCCATGTTGAGCGAGTCTCCTAATAATGCCGCAGAGTGTTCATCACCGCATCCGCCTGGGCGCTGAACAAGCGGTGGCAACGGTTGCACTCACCAGTGACGACGCAGCGTGAGCATGCTGCGCGCTGGATTGCCTGGTAGACCGCCTGATCACGGTCGCCCTGTCCGTCCAGCCAGCGCCTGATCCTGGCCAATTGCCGAACAGTGTTTCCGGCGTAGCGTCCCGCCAGGGCCTGGTAGACAGTGCCGCGCGGAGCCCCGGTGACTGCGCAGAATCGGTGAATTGTCCCATGCCGTTGCTCTATCTCGGCCCGCAGCCGGGCCGCCTCGTGTTCCGTGTCCATTACCGCTCGGGATACGGATCAACGCCTTTGCGGCCCATCCGGTTGATCATGTCCTTGACCAGCACCTGGAGATCGTCCTGGTTGGCCAGCCAGCGGATGTCACTGACGCCGAACTGGCGCTCGACACGCTTGTTCAGGCCATCCAAACTCCACCCCATATCCCTCGCCATAGCCAGGATTTTGCGTTTTTGACGGTGGTGCGGGTCGGAATCCGGAATGTCGATCCAGGCACGCCCCCTGGCAGGTTTGGCCGGAGCGCGGCTGGTGCCGCCGCTGGTCCAGCCGCGGGCGATGAAATGGTTCAGCAACTCGGCCATCTGGTGGATGGCCAGGTCGCCGGAGCTGCCCACTCCGAACAACTCGTGAAGAATGGTCCGGTAGTCGGCATCCGAAAGGCCCAAACCTTTCTTGGCGATGTGAATCTTGGCCAACAGCGCTCGGCGGCGCGGGTCAGGCGCATATGCGGGTTTACCCATGGTATCCTCCCAGATCGCGCCCGCAGAGCAGGCAGCGGTTGTCAAAGTCCCACACGACGAGACGGCCACAGTGCGGGCAGCGGACTAGGTGCAGGCACATCGCAGCCTCCGCAGCTCCTCGTTGAGCGGCATGCCGTAGATGGTCATCTCCGCGTGGGTATCCAAACAGTTGATGCGGGCGGCGCGGGGGACGCCCAGGCGGTCCGCCTCACGGCGCTCGGTGGCCGCATCCGGCCCCATGAGACGGCCGATCCAGCGGCGGTCGCGCTGCATTTTCCAGGGCAGCATGGCTATCGCGATTCCCTGCTGGGCCCCGAAATAGTAGAGGGCGAGGAAGGTAAGGGAGACAAGAGTTTGCGGGCTCATGCTGTCTCCTTCAGTTCAATGCTCATGGCCACCCACCCCGGTTGCAGGCCGTACTGACCGCCGTGCAGAACGTGGAGTACGCTGACCTCAACATGGCGGCCGGTGTAGTACCGCCCCTCACCGACTATCTCTCGCAACAACAGGGTGTCGCCCTCGGCGAATCCACGATCATCGAATCGCAGTTCAACCCGCTTGCGACCTTCAAGGAGGGCTAGGAACGGGCCTGGCTCACATTTCAGTTCGTGTTTCATGCCAGCTCTCCTTGCCCCACCCGGGGGAGCCCCTCGGGCGACGGGGCATCCTCGACAAAGCGGTTCGACTCCGCCCTGAAGAGCAACTCCAACTCGCCCACGGGGCCGTTGCGTTGCTTGCCGATGATGACCTCGGCGATCCCCTTGGCGGGGGTCTCCTTGTTGTAGACCTCGTCGCGGTAGAGGAAGACGATCATGTCCGCGTCCTGCTCAATAGCCCCTGACTCCCGCAGATCGGACAGCATCGGCCGCCGGTTGGAGCGCTCCTCCACCTTGCGGTTGAGCTGCGACAACGCGATCACGGGGATATTCAGCTCCTTGGCCAGGGCCTTGAGGTTGCGGGAGATGTCGGAAATCTCCTGCTCACGGGAGTCCACCCGGTGCGAGGCGCGCATGAGCTGGAGGTAGTCCACGATGACCAGCCCCACGCCGCGCTCCCGGCGCATCCGCCGCGCCCGCGCCCGCAGGTCCATGACGCCCAGCGCCGGGGTGTCGTCGATCCACAGGGGCAGCCTGGCCAGCACATCCCGCGCTCCGCGCAGAGCGCTCCAGTCTGACTCGGACAGCCAGCCGCGCCGGACCCGGGACAGATCCACGCCTCCCTGGATGCACAGCATGCGCGAGGCGAGCTGCTCCTTGCTCATCTCCAGGGAGAAGACCATCACGGGCGTCTCCGGCGACGCGGTGGCCGCATTCAGCGCCAGGTTCAGAGCGAAGGCCGTCTTGCCCATGGAGGGACGCGCGGCCAGGATGATCAGGTCGGACGGCTGCAATCCGGCGGTGTACTCGTTGAGCTTGGCGTACCCCGTGTCCACGCCGGTCAACGCGCCGTCACGCGCCGCCAGCTCGGCCAGATTGGCCATGGCCGCGTCGGCGAGCTGGCCGGTGGCGTGGGCCGTGTCGTCGCGGTCGCGCGCGGCGATGCGATCGGCAGCCTGCGAGGTCCGGTCACAGAGATCGCGCAGATCCGCACGGGGATGCGATGCCTCGCGCGTCAGCTTTGTACCCACGGCAATCAGCCGCCGCAGCCCCGCCAACTCCGCGACCATGCGGGCATAGTGGGCCGCGTGGGCGCTGCTGACGATGGAGGAGACCAGCTCGGCCAGGTAGGGTTTACCCCCAGCCCGCTCCAGCTCATCCCCCAACTCGGTGGCCACCGTAATCAGGTCCAAAGCCATGCCGCGTTCGGACAGGCGCTCCATGGCCCGCCAGATCAGGCGATGGCGCGGCTGGTGGAAGTCCGCTGCTGTCACAATGGCCGCCAACTGATCCAGTTCGCCACGGTGAAACGCGCCGCCCAGCACGCCCTGCTCGGCATCGAGATTGGCCGGGGGCTGGATGGTATCCGGCTGGGAGCTAGACGCCGGGAGAATACTCTCGGCCACGGTCATGGGTGCCGCTCCCAATAGCGCAGGACGAGCCACACACCCGCCACCTCGACGACGGCGGCCGCCACGATGACGAGCAGATACACATGCAGGTCAGTCATGGTGGACTCCAACAGGGATTGCACGGGGAGAGGAGCCCGGAATGGGGGACACGCCCCAGTCGTCCAGCATGGTGCAGATGTCCGTGTAGCCGAGGCTGCGGCACGAACCATCGACGCGCTGATTGATGTCCATGCGCAGCCGCTCCACGCCGATGCGGTCACGTCGCTCGGCGGCGTATTCGTCCAGGACCGCCGCCAACGCCTCCCACGCCGGGACTTCAGTCCACGAATCGGGGATGTATGGCAGCGCCATGAGACGCTGGCCGGTGTCGCATCCGGCGCAGGGTTCAGAGATTTTGCGCTGGGCATGCACGTGGCGCAGAGCGCACTCGCGAGGGGTGGAGGGTGGGCAGTTGCGGCGCATGTCAGCATCCCTTCGGCAGTCGGCCAGGCCGCGAAATGATGAATTCATCGCCCCGCTGGATGTCCTGCGGCAGAGCACAGCCGCGATCGCATCCAGGGCAGATGCAGCTGGATTCCCCCACATCGAAGGCCCTCCAAAGCTGATCCTTCTTGGTGGCATAAGGACACGGCTTGTAGCCGCATTCGGGCACCACGACAGGAGTGCCGTACCGACCAGCCGCTTCTTGCACGAGTTGAGTCCGAATCTTGGCGTCCATGCATCCTCCCTTCTAGCTGCACATCAGGCCCGGGCCACCACGCCCGGACGACAGCCCCCGCGGGGGCTGTTTCGCGAGGGGTTACTTCTCGTTGACGGCCGCCCGGAGCCCCTTGCCGGGCCTGAAGGTCACCACCCTCTTGGGCGCGATCTCCACGGCCTCCCCTGTCTGCGGGTTGCGGCCGGTGCGCCCGGCGCGCTGCTTGACCTCGAAGGTGCCGAAGTCGGTGAGGGTCACCTTGTCGCCCTTGGCCAGGGCTCCTTCCATGGCCTCCAGGGTGCCGGATACGGCCCGCTCGGCCTCGGAGTTGGAAATGGAAAGCATGTCCGACACACGGGTGATGAGTTCGCCTTTGTTCACGGTATCCTCCCTATTCGTAGGTGGTTTGCAGGCCGCCGCTGTCCAGCGCATCCACGCGCTGGAGCAGTTCGGCCGCCCGAGTTTCCAGATCGCCGGGCACCGCGCCCCGCGCCAACATTTCTTTTGCCCACGCCCCGAAATCCTGGGCCAGACTCCGATTGCGCAGCGCCATCCGTTCAGCCGACCGCAGAGCCTCGCGACGGATGTTGCCGCGTTTCTGCGGTGGATCTGGGGGCCTGGAATGCTCCTGATGAGGCGGTTCATGCACACTCATCACGCGACCTCCTTGAACCCCTCCACGGCATCCATGTCAGGCACGACCCGAAAGCTGTCCTTAACCGTGCGCTTCAGGCCCAGCTTGGCGATGGTGGAGTCGTCCAAGGACTCGATGGCATCCCGCTTGGGTTTCTCCTCCACCTGGATGCACTCGTCACCCAGCCCGTAGGCGCGGAGCGACTTGAGCAGCGACGCAACCTTGTCCTTGGCGCGGGGGATGCTCACCGAGCGCACCAGCCGGTAGCCGATCTCGCCGTATGTCAGACGACGGGTACGGCGTTTGCTGAATTCGTCCTTGCGCGCCTCGCAGAACGCCTGGACCTGCGTCTCCAGCTGCTTGCGCTCGGAGCAGAGCGGGGCCATCCGCTCCTTGGCTCGTTCCTTGACGTCGTTGATCTCTTCCTGGGCCTTGCCGTTGATGCGCTCCACCGCGATGTCGATCTCGCCCATGCGCCGCACAGCCGCGTCCACGCCGTCCCAATCGTTGATTTCGATGTTGCTCATCTCTCCTCCGTTATTGTTTCACCGGCTGCTGGGCCCGGGACAGAGCCATCGCCTGGATGACGCAGATCGGCGTAGACTCCAGCGCCTCGACGATCTCCATCACCCCAGCCAGTTGGTTCACGGCTGGCCGCATGCGCTCCCAAATTTCAGGGGGCACCTCGCCAGCCAGCGACCGCAGGTCAGCCAATGCGCCGAGGTATTTCTCGTGGATCATGCCTCCTCCTCTTCGTTGAACCGGGCCAGGACGGTCCGGCAGTCCTCGATGATGCGTTGCCGCACGTTGGGCTGGTACGGGTCGCGCTCCATGAGCGCCCGCACCATGCGGCAGGCTGCGTTGCGCACCTGGGCGAACGGGTCGGTAATGGGCTTGGGGGGGAATGGAGTCTTGCGCTGATCCCGCGCCTTCTGGGTGGCCCTGTACGCATAAGACTTGCCCGACTTGCCGTGCCTAGCCACGTAGCCTTCCGCCTCAAGCCAACGGACGTACTTGGCCACATGGGTGTAGGAGGCGCGGCTTACCTGCGACACGTCGCGGAACGTCCACCCTGGTTTTTTGGCCCGAATGGCCCGCCAGATTCGCTCGTACAACTCGCCGCCGCGGGTGGCGGCATGGGGGTTCCAGGTGTATGTGCCCCGTTCCACGCGGATCAGCTCCCGACGCTCCTTCATGTCCTCCAGACGCCGCCGCACCTTGGCCTTGTCCTGCTCGTCCTCCAGGCACAACGCCTCGATGAGCAGCCCGGCGGTGAAGGACTTCTTGCCGCCTCGGGTCAGCCCCTGGATGACGGGACGCAGCTCCTCCATGGTGAAGCTCACGCTCATGACCGCCTCCAGCTGCGATGCTTGAGCACATCCATCACCATGGCCTCGTCCACCGTGTCGGTATCCCGAGCTTTGGCCGCGTTCTCCAACATCTGGAACATGTTGCGCACCAGGCGAAAGTCGCCGTCTGTCTTCTTGACGATCAGCTTGCACTCCCGGGCGGGAATGCGCAGGTCAGCCGCGTCCATTCCGTACATGGCCACGTCCGACTCGCTGATCGGGCCGAACACAACTTCCTGAACAACCCGGCTCCATACCCGCCTCTGTTGGCCGAGCAGCGCGGGCAACTCCTCCTCGCCCACCAGGACGATGGAGGAGCCGGTCAGTTCGTGGATGTCACGCAGGTCGTTGATGCGGGCGACGCTGAGTTTGTCCGCTTCGTCCACGAAGATGGTCTGGGGTTCCTTGGACAGGGCCGCCACGATTTTAATTTTGCAGTCGTTGGCTGATCTGGGCCGCTGGCCGCAGATTTCGAAACAGAGCCCCTGGAGAAAGGCGCACTGTGTCCAGTCCTGCCAGACGTACAGATACACGCCCCCATGCTCGCTGTAGTAGTTCTGTACGGCCACGGTCTTTCCGCGCCCGGCTTGGCCCCAGCAGACGGCGATTCCCGGCTGGCCGTGCTCCATATCCTCCATGGTGGCCACGGCCCGCCGGAACTTGGAGACGTTGTCGGTTTCGATGAACACCTGCCGCATAAATTCCTCCTTGGGTTAGCTGGCCGCGGAAGCGGAATTCCAATGGTTGAACACTCGCAACAGCTTGGAATAACGGGCCTCCGGGTAGTCTGGACTGGCTTCGAATTGCTCCATGAACTGAGCGTCTGACTCCCGCAGTTCGATGCCGTCGCGGTGGCGGATATTGAAGAGATATTCGTACTTGGACAGTTCGTCGGTGATTTCGCGGACCTGTTCAGGCGGGGTGTAGGCGGGGCGGGAAGACCGGCGTGCGCTGGCCTTGGCCTGGGCATCCTCAATGGCCAGGACTTCCGCCTGGGTGGGCTCGGTGTTTTCGGGCTGTGCTGTCGGGCGCTCCTGCCCGTGCTCGGCCACCAATTCCATGCGCCGCTGGGTCTCTGGGATGACAACCCGCTCCAGCAACGTCCGGCAATACCGACTGGCCTGACGCTCTTGCCCTTTGCGAAACTCAATGGCCTGCGTCAGATCGGCCACGTCCTGCTCATTACCCAGGATGCGCGCCGCCGGGTGGTACTTGCGGGTCTTCTCGGCGCAGCAAATGGGGCGTCCGTCGGTGTCGTACACCAGCACCCGGGCCACTTCACCGTCCGCGTCCAGATCCTGTGGATCGTATTTGACCGTGACGGGATGCCGCCGGTTGTAGAGTTCCGGCGCGTAATACGTGCGGCCGAACAAGGACACGCCATTGCGCTGCACGCTCCGCACAGTCTTGGTCAGCATCAGGTCTCGCAGCTTGACCAGGTCGGCATCGCCCAACCCAGGCCCCCGCCCGTCCTGGAAGACCTCGAGCGGAGACTGGCCCGCCAGGTGCCCCTTTTGCGGCCGTGCGATGTACTCGTCGAAGAACATGGCAATGGCCTGGTGCGCCTCGATCAGGGTCAGCGGCCGCGCCCCGGACTTTTCGTAGATGTCCCGGTGCACCTTTTCCCCGCGCAGCATGCGTGCGGGCTTGGTGGCGATGGACGTGCCGGTATAGCTGGGAGCCCACCGTTCCAACTCGGCGAACGTCCCGAAGAATCGTTCCACCGTCTTGGATTGGCCGTGGTAGGGCCAGGCGAACAACGTCTGGACGCCGAGTTCGGCGAACAGGCCTCCCAACCCGGTTTCACGTAAGTCTATGTCGTTGAAATACTTGGACCGGAAAGCGCGGCCATTATCCAGGTAGGCCACCTTGGGAAACTTGCCCAGCAGCAGGCAGGCCCGGCGGAACGCGGCTGCGATGCACTGGGTGTTCTCGCTGGGCATGATCTCCCAGCCCATGGGGAAGTTGCTCCGCATGTCGTACCAAAGCACCATCTCCATGCGCTGCGGCTTGCCTGTGGTGGGGTTGATGATCTCGAAGTTGAGTTTGTGGCCGTCCGCCACCAGAATGTCACCGACCTCGATGAGGCTGTAATCACGCTCAATGAAAAAGGCGCACCGGTCATTCCAGGCCTTCGCGCCTTCCCTGGTGTAGACGGAGTCGCCGTAGTGGTATGGATAGAAGTCTTCAAGCAAGAAGCGCCGTGCCGTGCGCTCGCTTTGGATCAGCTCGCCGCCCTCGAAAGCCAGCGCCTTGTTGGCCTCCCGGTAGGCGCTGGCGATGGAGGGCTGGCCGGGCTGGAGCCAGAAGCGGATCAACATTTGCTTCTGGTGCTCGGTCAGTCGCCTGGAGCCCTTGCGCGTCAGGCCCCGCTTGTCAGCAACAGCGGCCAATCCGCCCCGCTCGGCTGATTTCTTCCAGCGCTCCAGAGTCTTCCAGCTGACTTTGGGGCCGATGGTCTCCAGCAACTGCGGCCACATTCCGACCTGATAAGCACGGATGAACGACTCGCGCTGCTCGACCCCCTTCCCCTGCTTGGCCAGCCAATCCAGGTACAGATTCACCAGGTCCAACCGCGCCGCCGCCACACGCTTCCGCCGATCATCCAGTTGAACCGACGTCCCGGAGGCGTTTTCTGCCGTGGACTCCTTGGCCTCATGGAGCTTGAGTTTTTGCAAGACATCCTTCGGGAGACCCGAGACCGGGTAGACATAGCCTCCGCCACGCTGGGGCTTAGGTGTACGCGGCCATGACTCACGCTTAGCCCTTTTGTGGACTGCCTGGACTGTAACGCCAAGCGCGACCGCAATATCTTTCAATGCCAAGGCCCTATTCATGGTGCTACCTCTCAGTTCTCCTTCGAGCGGCACAAAGCCAGAATCCTCACGCCGCCTCGTCCTGCATGTCTTCGGGCAAGGCTAGGTATTTCGTTGGGCAGCCCAGGTGACGCAGCAACTCCAAAACCTTCCTATGGTTCCTCGCGCCCCGGATGGTGTGGCTCACCGCGGAAGGAGTGACGCCAAGCTCTCCAGCCAAATCCTTGATCGTGTATCCCTGGTTGTTCAGCCATCTGCGGATATCCCAGGGACGCCGCTCACGCCCGGAGCCGATGGGGTGAGTGAGCTTTTTCCTCCGACGCGCAATTCGGACTTCCTTCATAGTTCCGCCTCGATGTGCTTTTTCTTTTTCTGCAAGGCTTTGATTTGTGCCTCGATCTCCGCTCGCTCCAGTAGCTTCGCCTGCCGTTCATCGACCAACTGGGCGCCGAGAGGCGCGCAAAGCGCCTGAATCGGACGCAGGTCGTCGACCACCCGACAAAAAACCACGAGTGCCCTGACGCTCGGATAGTGTTCGGCGTACGGGTTGAGCCATTTCTCCAGGGTTGCGGTCGAAAGGCGCTGCGTGTTGCCGCCGTTCAAGCGAACACCATGGTTGGACGCCAACTCATTCATTTTGTCGCAGATTTGTTCCCGAGACAGTGGACTGGCCTTGGCGGCCTGGTGCATTGCCCGCTTGACCGCCGGGACCACATCAAGGCCCGGACCGAACAAGGAGAGTTGGTTGGGGTCCGAGTGTCTGCTCATTGGTGTCCGGTCATTTCGTGACAACAGATGTTGAACTCGCTATGTTTGCACGGCTATGGTCAGCCCATGTCGCGCATTGCGTGACCAACGCTGAGGTCGTTTTTATACCTGAACTCACACGGAGTCAACCTTTGGTAAGGTTAAAAGTTGGTCGCGTAAAACCTGAAATCCACACGGTTGGAATAATTGGCAATAGTGCCAATCTCCGGGGTTTAGCCGATGGTTGAAACCTCAGGTCGTCAGGATTCAACTGAGGCTGCCGCAATTCTGGACCGACTAATTCAGGCCTCACCTGACGGCACAACTCACTCTTTGGCCACAATTCTGGGGGTCACCCCCCAGGCCGTCTATAAGTCCAAATCTCAAGGCAAGGTTCCGTCGTCGTGGATCGTCGACGTAGGAAGGGCAACCGGGGTCTCATTGGACTGGCTATGTTACGGAGAAAAGAAAAGACCTGAGGTTGGCAGTGAAAAACCAGAGGTTTGCAAACCTGATGTTGTGATGGTTCCTAAAGTTCGAGCCAGACTCTCAGCTGGAGGTGGTTCATTCGAAACCAGCGCGGATGTGGTGGGGCGCTACGCCTTTAAGAGCCCCTGGATTCGGAGCAAGGGAAGGCCTGACCAAATGGTGCTTATGGACGTGTACGGCGACTCCATGGAGCCAGAAATCAAGGAAGGCGATACAGTTCTGATTGATCAATCCCAATCCGATGTCCTAGCTGGTGGGATATATGCGATAGGGATCGGCGAAGAGGTCGTGGTCAAGTTCGTTGACCGCTGGCCAGGCCGTTTTGTTCTTAGGTCTAAGAACCCTGAGTACCCAGCAGTCGAACTGGATATGGAACAACTGAGAGACCAAATACGTATTATAGGTCGCGTGATTTGGTGGTGCAGGGAGGCGAGATGA